CCATTCTTACTCTAGCACCTTCGCCAGCCCCACCTTAAATTTTACGGATGACGTTTTCAGAAGACGGTGTAGTTTTTGAGGGGGTGTGGTCCTTTTATCGGAGTTTACCATTATTAAACAACTGTTTACAAATACTTAACAGGCGGGGGATACAGATCCCCGCACAAAATCGCACAAACCCTTGTGCTATCATGATATCATCGAGGAGTGTATGATGGGGAGACGGGTATGGCGAGAGAATTTGCAAAGGCTTTTTATGATTCAGCCGCTTGGCACAAGTGCCGGCGGTCTTTTATTGCGATGAGGCGCTCACTGGACGGTGGGTTATGCGAGGATTGCAGAGAAAAGCCAGGAAGGATCGTCCATCACATCGTCAACATCAACGAGAACAATATCCATGATCCGGATGTTACGCTCAACCATCATAATCTCAGGTACGTATGTCAGACATGCCATGACACAGTAGAGCACTGCTATGGACGGCAGAAGGTACCTGATGAGATAGAGTATTTCTTCGATGAGAATGGGAACCCGGTTCCCAGGGGAGGGTGATATCGTGGCAGAACTAAAAAACAGAGTAAAACCTACCTATTCAACGGAAGGTAAGCTGCTCAACAAGGATGCGATCATAAAGAGAGAGAAGGAAAGAATGATCCGGTTGTTCGGGGACTTCGAACCTATACAGATGGTATCTATCAATCCGATGATCGATACGATTGCATTCCAAACCGCAGCAATCATGGAGCTCGAAATGATCCTTAAGATTAAAGGATTTACCGAGGAGTACTATAACGGCCGAGAACAATTCGGCATAAAAGAGTCCTCTGAGTCTAAGGCCTATGCAGCCTTGGCGAAGCTCCGGCTTTCATACCTTAAGCAGCTTAATGACATCCTCATTAAGAATTCTGCGAAGGTTGATCAGGATGAGCTCATGGCTTTTCTTGATAATAAATAGGTAGTACCGGCACGATAGGGTCTGCAGCCCGAATAACAGTTTTCCCCACCCTCGCTGTTGTCGTGCCGATATTATATATAGGGGTGCGGAGGAAAGGGTGGTATCCAATGTCATACATGGAAGAGTATTTCACGAAGATTTTGGATGGCAAAATAACATCTTGCGAAAAAATGAAGCGTATATCAGAAATTCTCCTGGATCAGTTATACAATCCAGGAGAATTTCATTTTGATGAGGAAATTGCAAACAGGCATATTGAATTTATTGAGAAGTTCTGCAAGCAGCCCTCAGGAAAGCTAGGCGTTCCACTACGTCTGGAGCTATTTCAAAAAGCAAGGTTCCAGACGATATTTGGTTTTGTGGACGATAATAATATTCGGCAGTACAATGAGGTTTTAATCATTGAGGGCCGTAAAAATGGGAAGACGACAGAGACTGCTGCTATTGAGCTTGACCTTCTGGTTAACGACCATGAAGGCTCGCCTCAGATTTATAACGTAGCTACAATGCTGGACCAGGCGAAGTTAGGCTTTAATGCCTGCCTTAAGATGGTCCGACAGTCACCTCTCCTTTCTAAGCATGTTAAAAAGCGTGCAGCCGATTTGTACTTCCCCAAAAATTACGGGACGATCAAAGCTCTCGCGAGTAATGTAAACTCCCTTGACGGTCTTGATGTGCACGGCGCTGTAATAGACGAGCTCGCCGCTATCAAGAACCGAGATATATACGACCTGATCAAGCAGGCACAGGGCGCCAGACGGCAGCCACTTATGTTCACCATTTCGACAAACGGTTACATAAGGGATAATATTTTTGACGCTCAGATGCAATATGCGACTGAGATTTTGAGTGGATCTGTTGAGAATAAAAGGTTTCTGCCTTTTATATACGAATTGGACAGCCCAGATGAGTGGGATAAGGAAGAATGCTGGATAAAGGCAAATCCGGGTCTTGGGACTATCAAGTCCGTTGATTACCTGCGTCAGATGGTCGCAAAAGCAAAAGCGGACGTATCATTTAAGCCTACTGTCCTTGTCAAAGACTTCAACCTAAAACAGACCGGGTCCACATCCTGGTTAAGATGGGAGGATCTCGACAACAGCGAGATGATACCGGAGTATCCGTATAAGTATTGCATCGGCGGATTTGATGCCGCTGATACGGTGGACCTCAACGCAGCGAAAGCCATCTGCATGAAACCGGGCGATCCGCATCTGTATGTTAAATCAATGTACTGGATGCCGCAGAGGGTCCTGGATGAATTCGATAATTCCGGTAAACTGCAAGGCCGTGATAATGTGCCGTACAGGCTTTGGAAGGATAAAGGGCTCCTCAGGACTGTGGATACTTACAAGGTAGATAAGAAAGTGTTCCTGGAATGGTTCAAGGAGTTGGTATATGAAGAAGACATATACGTCATGTACATAGGCTACGATCCTTGGCGCATAGATGATTCACTCCTCAGGGAGTTTAAGGCAGAGTTCGGCGAGCGAAGTATGATTCCTGTAAGACAGGGTGTTGCTACTCTGTCCGGTCCTATGAAAGAGCTGAAAGCCGATCTGCAAAACAAGCTGATCGTTTATGATAACAATCCGATCGACAAATGGTGTCTAGCCAATGTCGCGGTTAAAGCAGACGTTAACGGGAACATACAGCCGGTCAAAGCTGATGATTCCCGAAGACGAATAGATGGAGCTCTGGCTCTGATAGACGCATACGTCGTATATCAGGACAAAGCAGATGAATTTATTACGATGATTTAGGGAGATAACTGATATGTCCATTTTGACAAATGTCTTCCGGGGGAGAGAGCCCACCGGAAATATTGGAGCTTCCCGAAGCGATAAGAGAAGTGCTATCCAGATGGTTACGACCTATGGGGAGTATTACTACAGCTGGGACGGGAAGCTATACAACTCTGACATCATAAGATCCTGCATCAGACCAAAGGTCAAAGCGATCGGAAAGCTTCAGCCGAAGCATTCGAAGAAGACCGAGGCCGGAACGGTTATCAATCCGGAGCCGCGTATCCGGTTCCTGCTTGAGGAGCCTAATCCGTACATGACGGCTCAGCAGCTTCTGGAGAAGATGACGACGCAGCTCATGCTGAACGGCAATGCATTCGCGCTGATCGTTAGGGATCAGTACGGATATCCGGAAGCGATCTATCCGATCCCGGCCGTATGCGCAGAAGCGATCTATGATGATCAGGCCAGTTTATATTTGCGATTCACATACACGAACGGGAACACATCTACGTTCGCGTATGATGATATCATACATCTTCGATCAGACTTTAACGACCATGATATCTTTGGTACGAGCCCAGTGCAAGCGTTATCGCAGCTCATGGAATGTATCGGTACCATAGATCAGGGTGTCGTTAAAGCAGTAAAGAATTCCAATCTGATCAGATGGCTGTTAGAGTTTAATTCCTCTATGAGGCCGGAAGACATTAAGGCTCAGACGAAGAATTTTGCCGACAACTATCTAAGTTATGAGACGGAGTCATTCGGTGTAGCAGCTGTTGACCAGAAGGTCAACGCAAAGCAGGTGCAGCCTAACGACTATGTCCCGAATGCATCCATCAACGACAGACTGATGGACAGGGTGTACTCCTTCTTCAATACGAATAAGGATATCGTACAGTCGAGCTATTCCGAAGATCAGTGGAATGCTTACTATGAGTCGGAGATCGAGCCGGTTGCAATCCAGCTCTCAAACGTCTTTTCAGTAAAACTGTTCTCCAGAAGGGAGCGAGCTTTTGGCAATAAGGTCCTGTTCGAGGCTGCGAACCTCGCATACTCAAGCATGGGAACGAAGCTCAAGCTCACCGACTTCCTTGACCGAGGCATCATGAATGCGAATGAGATCCGTGAGATCTTGTCGCTTCCTGCTATCCCCGGAGGAGACGATTACGTTCGGCGTTTGGATACAGCTCCTATCGGTTCTTCGGACAACTCTTCTCCTATTGAGGAGAACGGTCAGGAAGTTACCGAGGCTGCAGAAAATTTGCAGGAAGGAGGTGTAGAAGATGCCGAGAATAGACATTCGAGGGGCGATGATCCCAAACGATTATAAGTGGTTCTATGATTACTTCGAAGAAGACAGCACATGCCCGAGAGACGTTCAGAACATTCTGAACACGGTTATGGACGGTGACGACCTCGACGTCTATATCAATTCGCCGGGTGGTGTTATTGATGTAGGTTCCGAGATCTATACGATGCTCAGAACTGCTTCCGAGAAGACAAATCTGAAGATCCATATCACGGGAGAAGCGTGCAGCGCAGCATCCGTTGCCGCAATGGCAGGCTGGTGTGAAATGTCACCGACAGCTCTCATGATGGTCCACTGTGTATCAGTTTCCTGCATTGCCGGAAACCACAACGTTATGGAACACGCAGCAGAGATGCTTCGTACAGCGGACCACGCTATGTGCCAGGCTTATGTCGCTAAGACAGGAATGCTGGAGAGTCAGGCTCTCGCTATGATGGAACATGAAACCTGGTTGACAGCAGAGCAGGCTAAAGATAAAGGCCTCATAGATGCTATCATGTTCGAAGAGCCTTCTGAGGAATTTGTCCTTCAGAACGCAGTCGGATTTAAGCTTCCGACGAAGGAACAGATGGAACGCGTCAAAGCAATGATGACTAATACAGAAGTCATTGAAGACGAAGATCCGGTTCCGGACAGAAAAGCAGAGTTCGCGTGTAAGATGAGAATTCTTAACATGCGGAAAAGATAATAGTTAGGAAATGACCGGACAAAGATGTCTGGTCATTTTTATTTAAAACAGGAGGAAAACTAAAATGAGATACGAAGAGTATACAGCTAAAAGAGAAGAGCTGATGAACGCAGCTCAGACCGCTATGGACGACGCAAAATTTGAAGACGCTCAGGCAAGCCTTGACGCTATCGATAGACTTGATGCAGATTGGGACGCACAGGCAAAGATCGAAGCAAACATGAACGCACTTGCAGGAAAGCAGAGAAAAGTAAACGTGCAGAACGTAGCCGGACTGAACGTTAACGGCGCAGTAGCAGAGGCTTCTGTAGTTGCTCCGATGACCAAGGAAGCAGCATTCAAGTCCGATGCATACCTTAATGCATGGGCTAAGACCATCCAGGGCAAAGTTGATACCATGACTAAGGATGAGGCAAACGCATTCAGAATGGTTAACGCAGAAGGCGCATCCAGCGCAGCAGCTTACACCCACACGACTGGTAACACCGGTGTGATCATCCCGGAGACCGTTGCAAACGGCATCTGGAAAGAGATTGGCGAGATGTTCCCGTTCTACGCTGACGTAACCAAGACCTATATTAACGGCAAGGCTGTGATCATCATGGCTAAGACTTCTACCGAGGCTAAATGGTATGTAGAGTCTGTTAAGACCGAAGATGGTAAAGAACAGTTCGATACTCTTACCCTTAACGGCTGCGAGCTGTCCAGAGCGATCACTGTATCCTGGCTGCTTAAAGAGATGGCTATCTCCGAATTCATTCCGTTCATCCAGAGCCAGCTCGCATACCAGATGGGCCGTGCACTTGGCTACGGCGTAACCCACGGTCTTGGCGTAAGATCCGGACACGCTTCCGAGCCGACCGGTGTTGTTACCGCACTTGAAGCTGAGTCCAGCACTCCGCAGGTTGTTGGTGGAAGCTCCTCCAGCCTTTCCTACGCACTGCTTGTACAGGGCCGCGCTAAGGTTAAGGCAGGATACGTTCCGACTATCTACGTTAACAGCAATGTTATGTGGAACGGTCTGGCAGCACTTACAGACGACAACGGCCGTCCGCTGCTGATGGCAGATGCAATCAACGGCGCAGGTGTTTACCGTGTACTTGGCTGCGTTGTTAAGGAAGACGACAGCATGGACGACGACGAGCTGCTGTTCTGTGATGCTAAGCAGTATCAGGTAAATGTTAACAAGCAGATCTCTCTGACCACCGAGGAACACAACAAAGAGCGTGTAACTGACTACTGCGCATACGCTATCGTAGACGGTGCTCTGCTGACCACCAAGGCAGCTGCTCTTGTTAAGTTCACACTGGGGGAATAAACGCTCTTTCGACTAACTCAGATGTCGAAGGAGCTGACGTCCTTACTGAGGAAGAACTCAATGCGATGACCGTAACAGCTATCAAGGCACTTGCTACTGAACGTGGATACACTATCACCAAGAGCGTTAAGGCAGAGATTATCGCAGAATTCCTTGCGCAGCAGGAGGGCTAATTTATGTTGGACTACACAGCACTGATCCCGAAGCTAATGAGCGCTGTGCGTGTTAAGTCCGACAGTAGCGCAGAAGAACTATACGACCTGACAGTAGCCTGCATTGCGGACCTCCGCATTGCGGGCGTTTACGTTACAGATCCGGAGGATGCGCTTTGCCTGCAGGCGATCAAGCTGTATGTCAAAGCGCACTACGGATACGAGTCAGACTCCGATAAATTCAAAACGTGCTACAAAGCTCTTAAAGACGCTATGGCATTGTGCGGGGATTACGCTAAAAAGGAGGAGTGATATGCTGATAGAAGAGGCAACGCTCCTCGTTGTTGAAAACGGCCAAGACTCCGATGGATTTCCGATTGAGAGTATTACAGAGATCCCTGTGTACTGTCGGGAGAAATCTGTTAAGTATACGGAGTTTTATGAGGCCATGAGATCCGGATACAGACCGAGAGTTATCCTTGAGATGAGGATCGAGGACTGGGAGCAGTCCAGAAGGCTAGTAAACGGAAAGGTCGAGTATGCGACCAGAATAGAATATGACGGTGGAACGTACGACGTATACCGGTCATACAAAAAAGACAGGGATATGATACAGATCACATGCGGATAAGGAGGTGAAGGCATGACGGTCAACCAGAAGTTAAAAAACGCCTTGGGCAGCTTGGTTAGCGGGAATGCCTGGCCGGATACTTGTCCGAAGGAAACTCCTCCGGATGAGTACCTTGTATACTATCCGCTTCGTGAGGCACCTGCCGAGTTCGGTGACGATAATGATACCGCGTGGATTCATTATATGGCAGTTCACTGGATCAAGAAAGGCAACGTTAATTACACGACCGTAAGGAACGAATTGCGGAAACGGCTTAAACAGGCCGGATTTACCGTAACCGATATAGTACCCGGCTACGATGACGAGTCGAAGACCACGCATGTAATCGTTAACTGCAATATCGTGGAGGATGGTTACAATGGCACATATTGAACCGATGGGCCTCGAAGGTCTTGATAAGATACACACAGGCCTGAGAGCACTTACGACGGGTATCGATAAAATCGTCATTGACTGCCTTGACAAGGCCGCTCCCGTAGGAGAAAGGGCGTATAAAGGCGCGCTGCAAGGATCCGGACTTCCCAGAAGAGTGTCAACATCCGTAGACACTCTTAAGCCGAAGAAGAATGATCTCGGTGTTTATACCGTATCAAGAGCAATAGGCTTTCGGGAAAAGGACGGACTGAGATACGCAGCATTGGCAGCTTATTTTGAATACGGAACTAAAGAGCACACTATTAAAAGGCGGCTCCATACTGGGACAGTCGTTGATCAGAAGATCAGCGGAATGGCTTCCAGGCCATGGCACAGTGCCGCGGTAAGCGCGGCAGAGGGGCCGGTTACAAAGATAGTACAAGAAACATTCTATGAAAAAGTCAAAGAATTGACTGGACAATAATTTTAGGAGGAACACTAACATGGCAAAAGTTGGTATGGAATACGTTGTATCCGCAACACTTACCGAAGGCTCCAATGGCAGCACAACCTATGCAGACGCTATTTACTGGGGACCTTCGTCTTCTTTCTCTATCACGCCGCAGGCAAACGACGTAACTGACTACGGTGATGACAGAGCTGTAGAAATTGATAAATCCGTTAACAAAGCTGATGTATCCATCGAGCTGAATGAGAGCACACTGGAGCTTGAGTCCGCTCTGCTCGGACACACATACGACTCCTCCAGCAAGGAGATGGTAGCTTCCCGTGATGACGTAGCTCCGTTCATCGGACTTGGCTGCGTAGGAAAATCCCTGAGAAACAATACTATGGTATACAGAGGTATTTGGCTCTCCAAGGTTAAGGTCGCAGAACCGACTGACGAGAATACGACAAAGCAGGAGTCCACATCCTTCAACCACAGCACCTACTCCGGTACCGCATACACCATCGGAGATACAAAGGGTACACTGATCACCAAGGCTGAGTTCTCCACACTTACAGCTGCAAAAGCTTGGCTGGATGGCAAGGCAGGCGTAACAACTAGCGCACCGATCAAGAATGCTATCTCCTAATTAATAGCAGATAAGAAAAGAGGGTATTATGTCAAGCGTACTTAGGCCGCAGGGCGTGCCGATCGTTCTTGGTGAGGTGGAAAGGCATTTCCTCTTCACCCTGAACGCCATTGATGAGATCCAGAGTCATTATGACATGACTATGATGGATGTATTTAAATTGATGTCCGACGATACCACACTGTTTAAAACTGTTAAATATCTGACGCATGTGCTGTTGACGGATGAGTTCGAGCGGGAGAAATTCAGAAATCCTGATACGGATCTCAAACCGATTAGTGAAAAAGAGGCAGGATGGCTGGTTACTAAGGACAACATAGTTGAAGTTAGCAAAGCATTTCTTGTCGCCTATGGCTTATCAATGCCGGAGGCCGATGAGGATGACGACCCAAACGTAGCGAGCGAGTAGATGTCCAGCTGGACATCGCTCGCCTGCTCTATATAGGTATGTCGAAGCTGCACTATTCTGAGATCGAGCTTTTCATGATGACCCCTAAAAAGTTTTTCAGACTTTATGATGCATTCATGGAAGTGCACGGTCAGAAGAAAGATGTATGTGCGATTGACGAAATGTGGGCGAGCCTTTAGGGTTCGCCCATTTTTTTGTATATAGAAAGGAGCAAAAATGGCCGGCAAGGTTGGATTAGTACTTGCCTGCGATGGCGAAAAAGCGTTTTCGGCCAATCTGCAGGCCGCTACCCAAGCAGTGAGGCAGGCGAAGTCAGAGCTGGACGGAATTAAAAAGTCCTACGCTGATAATGCTAATTCGCTTGAAGCTCTCACGAAGAAATCTGAGTCTTATAGCAAAGTCCAGGCTGAGCTCACCAAGAAACAGAACGCGGCTCAGGAAGGTTACAACAAAGCAAATAAGAATTACAATGCTATTTGTAAATCTCTTGAAGAGTATGAAGAAAAGATAAAGAAAGCCAGCGAAGCACTCTCCGATATGAAGAAGTCCGGAAAAGACGGGACGGACGCATATAAGCAGCTTGAGGCTGAGCTAAAGAAGCTTAACACTGCATACGCAAATCAATCAATCGAACAGTCAAAAGAAGCCGCTGCTATGTCGAAGTGGCAGACTTCGATTAATAAAGTAAATACAGAAATAAAGACAAATAACAAGGCCATTGAAAACAATGATAAGTACCTTGCGGAAGCAAGAAAGTCCTCAGATGGCTTTGCTACGTCTATAGATAGAACCGGAAAAGTTGTAAAATCTACTGGAGACGATCTCACGGGATTGTCCAAAGACGCAAAAGAAGCAGGAGAAGGTCTTAAAGGTGCCGGATCCGACGCGGAAAGTTTTGGCTCGACTCTTGCAAAAGCTTTAAGTGCAAACAACATCAAGCAGCTCGGTCTCGAGCTTATGGTTGACCTTGCGAAAAGAGCTACAGAAGCTCTTAAAGAGCTGGTAGTAGAGGGCGTTAAGACCGGAATGGAATTCGAGGCGGAGATGTCTCGAGTATCCGCAATCTCCGGAGCGACCGGAGATGAGTACGACCGCCTGGAAGCGAAAGCAAAGTCTCTTGGCCAGACCACGGTTTACAGCGCAACAGAGGCGGCAGAGGCTATGGAGCAGATGTCCCTCGCAGGCTGGAAGACAGAAGACATCATCACCGGTATTGACGGCGTGCTGAACCTTGCGTCAGCGTCCGGTATGGATATCGCTCAGGCGTCTGAGTATGTATCTGATAACATTCAGGCTTGGGGAGAGAGCTCAGCTTACGCTACCGAGATGGCTGATATCATGGCAGTTGCGATGTCCAACTCATCCATGACTACTTCCGACCTTGGAGACGCATATGGAAAGGTAGCAGCAACAGCACACTCCCTCGGATACGAGATAGATGACGTTACAGCTGTCCTTATGACGATGGCTAACCAGGGTAGAAAAGGTTCTGAGGCAGGTACGTCTCTTAACACGATCATGACCCGACTGGCTACCAATACGTCAGAGTGTGCCACAAAGCTCGGAGCTTACGGCGTTAAGGTATATGACTCTCAGGGCAAGATGAGGAGCCTATCCGATATTCTGCAGGATATGAGCGGAGTATGGCAGGATCTGTCAGAAGAAGAGCGTAACACTATGGCTAAGACCGTAGCCGGTACAAGACAGTTCAACGCTTTGTCCATGGTCATGAAAGGCCTGTCTAAAGAGACAGAGGCATCCGGAAGATCCTTCAAGGATTATAAGGAGATGCTCCAGGATACGACCGGCGCTTCCAATGAGATGGCCGCAACCATGCTCGATAACCTCCAGGGTGATTGGACGCTGTTCAAGGACGCTATGTCCGGACTCGCCATCGAGGTCTATGACAAGGCAAGCCCGGCGCTAAGGGGTATCGTTCAGCTCGGCTCTGACGTTATTAACAGTATCACAAATACGATTAAGGGTAGTAAGACAGAGCTGGATTCGTTTATAGACGAAGTCACTGAAAAAATAGATGGGTTAAAAAGCAGCGACGGAAGCACGACACAGACAGTATTGATCGCTGAGCAGGATATCGCTAACCTCGACCACTATAAAGAGCTAATTTTAGACTTAAACAGTAAGGAAAAGCTTAACGAGTATCAAAAGTACCAGCTCAAAACTGCCGTACAAAAGCTGTCATCGACTATACCGGAGCTAGCGGCCGCGTTTAATGAAGAGACAGGAAAGATAGACCTCTCAGATGCGGCCATTAGGAACCTTATTACCGACCAAAAAGAGTATATAAGATTAACGGCTGAGTCAAATGCAAGAGCCGAGATGGAGCAGAAGC